GGGCGCGGCGACCGACAAGTCTTTTCAGCAAATAGAGACTCGAGCCAGAGAAATAATTGATCGCGTGAAACGCGGTGGTGCGATGATTGTGCCAGACGCGATGAACGAAACTTTCATGGAGTTGCGTAGCAGTATCAAACGGGACCAAAAACGCGGCCTTGGCGGAATGGTTTCAGACAAAGACATGAGTCGTTTCCGCGGGATAGGTAGTCTCTGATGGCTGAAGTAGAAGGCATCGCGTCGCTCGAGGCTCCCGCCAAGACAACACCCTTGTCCGGCCGGCGTATGTTGCTCAACATAGCGCGAAAAGTTGTTGATAAGGGCGGGGCTCCAAGTGGCGCCGTAAAGGCTGCGACAGCAGCGGTTCTGCTGTCGAGCCCAGAAGAGTCTGAAGCGGTTATTGTGGATAAGGCGCTGACACTCCTGCGTAAAATGAGCGATACGGATCCTTTGGAACTCAAGCCTACGGCTCAGTTCAGGAGAGGCGAAAGAAAAACGTCAAAGCGCGTCGTAATCAGTGAAAATGAGAAAGGAGTGGTGGCGCAGTCAGCTGCGAAGGACCCTGACATTGATCCTAGGGCGGCTTTAAATGCTTATAAGGATTGGAAGCGTCGTCACCCACCGTCGGATTGGGTTCAGCCTGAGTTGACCGGCGTTAAGGTGAACGATAAGGGTTCCTACACTTTTCAATTCAAGCAGCCCATGTATGCGTTTGATAAGGACCCACGCACCGGCAAGCAAATCGGCGTTGGGTCAGCTCCGTATAACAAAATTCGCAAGAATGTAGCTGACGAAATCATTAGCTATATCAATCGAGCGGTGAATGATCCTACAGATGCGGCCGCGGCTAATGTCATGGATAACGCCGGTTGGTACAAAAATGTTGAAGCCCGGTTGCGCAACGAATACGGCACGTTCAGCGAAATGATGGGCGATTTGTTGGGTGCTACCAGCCCCAACACCCCAGTTGCTACCAACTTCAATTTTTCGAAACAGATCCTGGGCGCGTTTGCTCGGGGAGACTTCGATGATTTGATGGAAGGTTTTGCCGATAAACTTGATCGCCGATATGAGCTGGAGGATCAGGCAGCGCAATACGTTGCGGACCAAAGAAAGCTTGGCAAAACCGTCAAACAAGCGGAGACAGAGCCAGGGTATCTAGAGCCCATGGCCGAAGCGAAAAGAATTTCGAAAGAGTTGCAAGATAATCGAAACACGATCAAACAGCCGGGCAGCGTGTCAGATAAGTTCCCAGAGGGTAAGAATTTTGGGATCAATAGTTACGGTGCCATGATGGCCCTGGCTGACCGTTTCCGTCAGCTACGGACAGGGCAAAAGCCAAAAGCGAAAAATTTTGCCGGCAACCTGGTCGGCACTAGTTTAGATGCGACGATTGACGTTTGGGCTGCGCGTAACTTACGAAAGCACAGTGGTCGCAAAGCGATACCGTCGAGCGCAGAAAAAGGGGTAACCGGTAGTATTGTTGACGCGGATAATTTTCGTTCTGGGCAAGAGTTTGGTTTCGCCCAGCAAGTGTTACGCGACGTAACAGATGATGTTAACGCGCACCTGGAACAATTGTTCAAAGACAGCCCAGAGAAGTTCACACCGTTAGACCCGCGGGACGTACAGGCGCTCCAGTGGTTCATTGAAAAAGACAATTGGACCCAGAAGGGCTGGACCTCGAAAACAGGCGAGGGCGGATCTTTTGAGCAAATGTTGGATTTGGATCCAGTGCAGAGTGTGTATCTGGGCATAAGTCGAGACCAAGCGATCCCGTATCAATCTAAAGATTTCACTCCAACGCCAGAGCAAATGACCGAGGCCGGCAGAGATATATTGGCCGATGCCAGCACAGATCCTGACGTTGTCACTTTTAAGGCTTTACCTTCTCGAGGAGTTTACGCAGAGGGAGAAAATTATTTCCCTGAGACCGCGATGGACGTCGAGGTAGTTTTACCAAGAGATACGCTCAGCCCAGAGATGTTGTTGGGCGCCACTCGTCAAGCCGTGAAGGACCAGCAGCACAGCTGGTTTGTTGCGCGTCGAATCGATCCGCTCCTCGGCGAGGCCAACAAAGACAAGTTTCAGGTCGGCACAGAGGTTTACTTCGATAGCCCGAAGTCTGTAGAGGACCCGGTGATCGATGACCTCGAACAGTTTCTGAAAAAAGAGGGCGTGCCGGCATACACGCTAGCAGTAGATGCCAGGGATCCCAACAAGGCCATTGGGATAAGATTCCTCGATGTACCACAGTTTTACGACAATGCGGACGAGTTTGTAAAAATGAGTCCAGAAGAGTACACTGCCCACGTTAACAAAACTCTGCAACGGCATAGGGAAATTGGTGATGCAATCCAAGACGAATTCGGGTCTGTCAAATCAGCAGAGCCCGGATACTACGATGTCAACGTCAAAACGCTTGATGAAAGCGAAGCAATACTTGGCGAGCTGCGAAGAAACCCGGAAAATTCTGAGAGGCTCTACCAGGAGGCTTTCGGATTCAAACCGGCGCTGGAGCGTTTCCGGGAGTTTGCAGGGTCGGTACGACCGTATTATATCCGACCAACGAAAAAAGATAAGGGCCCTGGAGCAGATGCTCAAGCAGGAAGAGTATCAATCCCGGCACTCGGAGGATTAGCTGGGCTGAGTGCTATTGGAGTGGGTGTGGGCGAGCTGGGCAAGGACATCGCGTTTGCGATTGCAGAGCCGTTTGCTCAATCCTCCGCGGCGTCACTCGAGCGATTTTATAATCCAGACGCAACACCTGAGTCCGTTGCAGCGGCGGCAGAACGAGGACGACAACTGATGGCTTATGAGCCGCAAAGCCGTCTCGGCAAACAAATGAAATCAGACATACAATCCGGGATCACCAGCCTGGGCGAATACTTGATGGACCCAGATAACAGGGGACCCGCGCAGCTGATTACTCAAGAGGCAGTGGTCCCAGCCCTAGAGGCGTTGGCGCCGGTATCAGAAAAATTTCAGGAAGGAATCATTTCGTTGATGGGTGGGGATGACCCCTTAGCTCAAGCGGAAGCTGAAGCCTCGAGGTCATTGGTAACCGGTCTCTCGCCGCTTTAGGACCCTAACACTAATTCACGGCTACCGTCGTCACCGTTGCGATACAACCGAAACGGTTTATTTTTCCTGCGTAAAGACTTGAGCCGGCGGTCAATCAGACTGTCGTACAAATCGATACCGCATTTCCTGGTCATGACAAAACCGGCTCCGGCCGGTGTGTCTAAAAACTCCTGCAATTCGTAGATGTCATTCATATCCTCTCTCCTGTTTCCAAGTTCGTATAATGTAATTGGCTTCTGGCCCTGCGTCATGCTGGCCATCCAGCGCGTTTCGCATAGCTCGAAGCAGTTGGTTTGAGATCTTTCGATTTTGTTGCACATGAAACAATCGATAGATCTGATCTAATGTTTCGAAATACTTATCCATTTTTTGCATCGATTTTTTCTAGGTGCTTGATGCAGCGTTTGCACAAATCGTCTCTGTTTTCGAGCATCAGTTTTCTGAATTGGTCTTGCCCAACAACTCTGTCAGAGCCGTTATCGCAAAGAGGTCTCACTCCGAGACCGTCAAATTGTGCGTGCAGTCGTTCGTTTTTGTTCATCATTTTCTCCGTTAGGTTGGGCAAGTCTATCTAAACCGTGCTGTTGAGGCAATAGGTATGAACGTTTGCACAACGACACGGGAGAGTGTATGATGCGCAAAATTTTTGGAGAAAAGTATGAAACCCGAAGACAAGAAAAAGTTCTACAACCGAGTGCGTCGCACTTGTTTAAAATACAAGATCGACATCACATACGGTGGAGAGATTCATAACTACAATTTCGTAAGACTAGTGAAAGACGGCTTCGTTCTGTTTGAGCAAAACAGCCAGGACCGCGGGTTTCCTTTGCAGATCGATTGGAAAGAACTGCATGAGAAGCTTGCAGGGATTGAATACACCGGGGGTGTGAAATGAGTATAGAGCCTATCAAAAGAATCAATCGTATCTATGGATACACCCGCGTGAGCACTGGCGAACAGGCGGCTAACGGCATCTCTCTCGAGACCCAACAACAAGAAATATCTGAGTTTGTGCGACACAAGTACAACTGTGAAGTTGACGAATTTTTTGTGGACGACGGATACTCGGGCAAGATCCCAGCGATTGTTGGTGGTGAGGCAAACCCGGAGCGCCCGGGCATGGCGAGCTTACTCAATGCCCTCGAGGAGTATGACGTCGTCATCACCACCAGGCTTGATCGGTTATCGCGTAGCACCAACGACCTACTTACGATGATCCCGTTTTTTCAAGAAATCCAGATGACTCTGTTTTTCTCGGAGCAGTTTGGGGATGTGCCGATAGTATACCCGAAGCCCAAGGGCGAAACCGGGCTCAAAGCTCGCTTCGACATGGGTGAGATCACCAACAAGATTATGCTCACGGTTTTGGGCGCTGTAGCAGAAATCGAGCACGCAACCATCAAAGATCGGTTCGGATCTGGCAAACTAGATTGGGCAGAGCGCGGATACGCTATCGGTGGTAGTGCGCCGTTTGGTTTCATGAAAGAGGTCGAAATGCACGGTAAATCTAAGCGCCGGCATAAGCTCGTCCCACATCCCGAGAACTACGAGGTGTTGCAGCGGATCTTGAAAATGCATCGTCGCAAGAACGGCAAGTCCTTACAAAAAATTGCGGACGAGATCAACGCTTTGTACCCAAATCAGAATATGTACAAAGAAAAAATAAAAAGAATCGTGAATAGGAAATACCAGGGCCTTGCAGCATAATCGGGGCTCACTTTAGTGAGCGAGATTATGACTGCACTTGAGGACATACAACAAACAATCAAAGAAATCGAACAGTCCTTAGCGACCGATTTCATGACCGATTCTGTGCGAGATATCATGACTCGAGCTATTGCGTTCTTGAAGGACGCCGAGTCAAAACTCGAAGATGGCTAAGCAGACCCAGCAAAGGGTCAAAAGCAAAAAGGCAATCGCAGAATGGGTGAAGCAACAAAAAGATCCGAGACACAATCAGTGAGCGTGATGAGTGTCTAGTATTACCGGATGGGGCAGAGGGTCCTGGGGCGAGGGCGCGTGGAATGAAGCT